TACACAGTCAAAATAATACACTATACTATAAGCCTATAGTATTAATACTAAGACTGTAGACTGTCTAAGTCTTCTAAGACTAAGACTCAGGTATAGTCTTAGTACAGTGGGCCCTCTTTTTTTTCGCAATTTTTGCTTTTGACAAAAGGTTATTCTTTATTTTAAAAGGTTCTTTATTTTAAAAGGAAGGTGAGGTATTTTCTTATTTCTTTGTTTATATTGTTCTATTGCTTTTAAAAATTCGCTAAATTGGATTTTATATTCTGGGATTGTTTGATATAAGTCGGTAATGAAATTTGGCAGATATGGATATGGTATTCTGACAGAAGAAGTTATAAATCCGTAATAAGAAGGTGTTACCGGGCATTTATGCAAGACAATTGCTGGTTTTTCATTATCGGCTAATCTGATGGTAACGAAATATTTAACGAAGTAATTTACATCAATTTTAGCGATTATAACTTCTGAATAGTTAAGTGAATTTTTAGCAATTTCTATATCTTTTTGGTTATTAGAACCGAGCATATCAAGTATTTTAGGGTCGGAATTATAGGCGGGCTCAAGGAATAATTTGGCATAATCCAAAAGTTTAATTTCATCGTTTTGTGGTATTTGAGCCAATATGTTGGCAAATTGGGTTGCCTCATCCTGAAGTGAAAATGAAATTCCAAATAATGTATCTAATACAAAATGATTATATTTTTTCCTGAAGTTAATTCTTCTAATATCAAAAATTGGCGAAGTTGTTTTAAAGGAAGAGGTATTATATTTCTTTTTGTTTTTTGCTATTGAAATACATAGAATACTTTCGCCGGTATCAATTATCTTTAATATTTTTCTATCAAATATTTCCGACCTGGTATCAATTACTTCATCTGGGTTAATTGCTTGCATAAAAATATTATACTAAAAAAAATAAGACTTGACAAGCCAATTAAATTTATGTAAAATTTTAAATATGCAACCCAGATGTAAAGGAATGCAACAGAATCCACACTTGCCAGAAGAGATAAAAGATATTAAAAGAAAATATGAAATCTGGCTTTCACTTCCGCAAAAAATAGATAGAGATGATTTGAGATTTTTTACCGAAGAGCAAATAGAGTTGATGAAGTTAAGGACAAAGTCCGAATTTGCAAGGAAGTTCGGAATAACTCCGCAACGACTGCAATATTGGGATACGCAGATAAAATCGGAGCAAATAGTTAAGGATACTGTAGAATGGGCGAAAAGAAAGACGCCAAATGTCGTTAAGTCATTGATAGCCAATGCGGAGGCTGGAGATACTTCAGCGCAGAAGGTCTTTCTTGATAAGATAGCGCAATTAGAGGATAAAACGTCTGATTTAAATATTAACATTCAAGCGATTAGACAAAGATTAGAATTGGAGGACGATAATGACAATGGGAATAACAATCGGTAATGTCCAAATTAAAATGGTTAAGGAAGAAAAGCCAGTTATGGCTTATTGTTCGTTTGTTATCAATAATTGTTTTGCCGTCCATAAAGTTAGAATAGTTGAAGGAAAGAATAAAAGTTTTAGAGTCTGTATGCCAAGTTATAAGTCAAAATTAAATGGCGAGTTTCTGGATATTTGCCATCCTATAAATCAACAAACAAGAAAACAAATCAATGAAGTAATATTGGGGACTTTTATGCATATGCTAAAAGCGGAACTATTTAAAACAGAAGATAATGCCAATCAGGAGAATGCCAATGCCAAAGATGACGGACAAAGAAATATTAGCCCAACTAATAGATAAGCCTGACTTTTTTATTGAAACAACCCTTTCAGTTATAGATAAATCAACAAATAAGGTTATTCCGTTTAAGTTAAATAAAATTCAGAAATATTTTTCGCAAAATTATTCTAAATTTAATATCGTCTTGAAAAGTAGAAAGGGCGGTATTTCAACTTATAAAATAGCAAGAGCATTATGGAAATGTCTGTTTAAAAGCAATCAAAGATGCGTTCTGCTCTGTCAAAATGATGATGCTACAAAGGAAATGTTCTTAAAAAGAGTAATTCCAATATTAACATCTTGCGTAGTTAAAATACCACATCATATAAATAAAGCAGATGGATATATAGAATTTCCAGCAACCAATTCAACATTTAGAGTTGGAACTGCTGGGTCGCTAACTTTTGGGCGTGGGTCCGACGTGACCGATTTTCACTTGAGCGAATTTTCATTCTATAAATCTATTGATATTTTAACCGCTATTGAAGAAGCGTGTATGGAAGATGCGGAAGGAACTATTGAGACCACTGCAAATGGAATAAACTTCTTTTATCATTTGTGGCAAAGAGCAGAATTAGGTCAGTCAAAATATAAGCCAATATTTATTCCCTGGTTCTTTGATGAGACATATAGAGTTAAAGGAATTACCAATTTGCCTGATTTAACAAAAGAGGAAAAAGAACTAATAGAAAAATATAATCTTGATTTTGAACAACTTGCCTGGCGTAGAGCGAAAATTCAAGATATGTCTAATCCAGAACTTTTCGAACAAGAATATCCAAGTTCATCTGTTACCGCGTTTATTTCATCTGGAAAACTTTTCTTTGATTGGATAATACTTTCTAAACACGAGGAAATTACCACCCCGCCAAAACTTATTGGCTTTCTTAAAGATAATGGCGATGAGAAAGGCGTCTATTTTGTCCCAAAGTCCGGCAGTGGATTAAAAATATGGGGGACACCTGATATTAAACATATCTATATCATCGGTTCTGATATTGCAGAGGGATTAAAAGATGGCGCCTATTCAACTGCCTTTGTTCTTGATGTTAATACAATGTCACAAGTAGCAGAATATCACGGACATATCCAGCCAGATGATTTTGCTGAAATACTTGTCAACCTTGCCAGATATTATAATAATGCTTTGCTCGCTCCAGAAGCCTGGCCTGGTCCCGGTCAGGTAACAATAGATAATATTATTAAGACAGGCTATAGCAATATCTATATCAGGGAAAAAGGACCACATTCGCAAAAAAAACAAGAACAATTATATGGCTGGGAAACAAATAGGCGAACTAAAAGAGATATGTTCTATAATCTAAATTCAATGCTTAAAAATTATGAGATTACTATAAAATCAAAGGACTTGATTTATGAAATGCGGTCAATTGTTTTAAATGATGATGTCATAGATGTTCAGGAAGGTTGCTTTTCAGATAGAGTAATCGCTTGTGCTATTGCTTGCTATCTTGTTAAGCAATTTGGATATGACCCCAATAATACCAAAAAAGCATACCTGAAAATATTTAATGCTGTAAATAAAAGCGAAAATATATCATATCCAAATTATAAATCAAAACCATACGGAGTTGTATAGGAGGAGAAATGATAAAAGACAAAATAAAATTACTAAACGATGAAGTGTTGGTCTTACCTCTTGCTACCGAACCAGAAAAGAAAAAGGGATTATATGTCCCTGTTTCGGTAATTGAAGATAGCAAGAAAAAAACAGAAGGCAAATGCTGGAAAGCAAAAGTTATTGATATGTCAGATAAAGTTATAGACCCGCCATTTAAAGTTGGAGATGTAGTCCATCTTGACCCAGTAACGAGAAAATGTCCAAGCGTTATTATAGATGACGAGGAATATGTTATAGTCCGAGAGTATGATATATGGGCGATAGGAGAATAATATGGAAGAGAAAGAAATAAAGCCAGAAAATCAAAATGCAGATACAGAGCAAAAACCATTAGATTTGCCAAGAATTGAAAATCCAATGGTTCAGTTTGATAAGGAAAAGAAAATGTTTTGGATTGGCTTGCCATTGGATAAGTTCGTTAATCCACTTGATATTATTTTGTTAATGGATGGACTTAAAACTGATATAGTAAAATGTTTTATTATAACTATTCAGAATAATAGCAAGATTATAAAACCAAATGAAGGCAATCCTATTAAAAATCTTTTAAGAAAATTAAAAAATGCTTGATAGGGGCTTGACAATGTCTTAAAAATATTGTATTCTTTTTTTATAAAGTATAAGGAGGTTATATGCCTAATAAAAGATATTCCGAGTTCAAAGAAGATGAAGGAAAAGAAAAAGAGGTCTTCATTAAAGGTGAAGAGCCAACAAAGAAAGAACCAAAGGTTACAGATACTGAAAATCCTGCGAAGACAGCCAAACATCTTCCTAAAGTCAAAGGTCATACTATTGAATAAATAATGTCAAGATACGAAGAAGATATTAGAAGAGAACGGGTAGAAAGCGAAATAAGAAGTTCAGATTTAGAAAAAATAAAACCAAATCAACGATTGTTCACTTGCACTAAATGTGGTCGCTTGTTTGAAGAAAAAAGTCGTTTCTGCCCGTTTTGCTCCCGAGAAGGCTTAACACAAAAAACTATGGCTGAAATAAAACCAATTCCAGAACAATATCTTAAAAGGAGATAAATATGAAAACTGTTTCTATTAGCGGTAAAGAAGATTGGAAAAAATTAAGTATGAAGAGAGGAAGTCCTGCAAGAGATGAAAGAGATATTATTGCACGAGGACTTGAAAAACATAAAAGTAAAGTCAAAGAACCATATGCTCTTGCAACTTGGATGGCACAAAGAGGTGCTAAAAGTAGAAAAAGAGGCGAAGTTAAACGAGAATTTGCTGAACAAAAAAGAGATGCTAAAAAAAGCAAATTAAGAAAAAAGAAAAGAAGCAAAAAGTAAAAAATAAAGTCATATGCAAGTAATAAACATTATTGTCAAAAAACCGCCTAAAGATATTTCAGATAAATTATCTAAAGAAATTTCTAAAGTTAAGTTTAGTTTTCAAAATTCCAATTTAAGAAAATCAGATGAAAGTTTAGAAAAGATAGCGGATGATTTGAAAGAAAAATATGATATCTGGAAAAAGAAAACTAAAGCATTAAGACAGAAGTTAATTGAAAACAATGATTTATTAGAAGGAGTTACCGAAAGCGTTGATTTCCCTTTTGAAGGCGCTTCTAATATTAGAACTAATTATGTTTCAGGTATAGCAAGAATATTTAAAGCCGTCTTTAATAAAGCAATGTTTTCAGACCCAAATATATTCTCCGCTGTTTCTAAAAGCGAAAATATTTCAAAAGAGGAATTAACTAAAATTGAAGAGATAAATAATTATAGTTTCCATACCAAAAGCAATGGGCTTAATATATTAAGAAAAGGAATTATACCTTGCTTTAGAGATGGAACGCTTATAATATCTGGCTATTGGGAGAGACAAATAGAAAGAGCATATGATTATAAAAATTATACTTCAGCAGAGGATTTTATTAGGGACTATCCTACCGCTGAAGATGCGGGAATAGAACAGGAAGAATATGACAAAATAATGGATAGTTTTATTATTGATCCAGAGACAGAAGTTAATGTAAGTTATTATTACGATTTTGTTAAATATGAAGGTCCAAGATATGAAATTATCCCTCTGGCTAAATTTATTTTCTATCCATTCCACGCTACCGAAATGTCAGAATTAGAAATGTATGGTAGCGAATATTATTTATCAGAAAGCGAATTAACAGAAAAAGCAAAGCGAGGCGAGTTTTATCAAAAGAAGGTTAATGAATTATTGGAACAAAAAGAAAATGTAAAAGATGTTTGGTCAGCAAGTAGAAATTTTATTGAAGGATTAGCCGCAAGAGTTGAAGGCAAAGAAAAAGAACCATACTTAATAGTTGATTGCGTTTATAAAACAGATTTAGATGGAGATGGAATTAGAGAAAAATATTTTGTTACATTTAACCCAACCTTTAAAAAGATATTGTCATTTAAGCCGTATTTGTTCCGAAGGAATATTGATTTCTGTGTTCCATTTAAATTTGTTTCCAGAGATAATAGATTTTTGGGCGTTTCATTATTAAGCGAAAATTATAATAATTTTATTGAAATAGACACCTTACATAGAAATAGAAATAATATAAGAACATTGGTTACAAGTCCAATTATGCTTGCTAATAAATCACTAAAAGATGATTTGGACTTTTGGGCTGATAAAAATCTGATAAGACCAGGTGTAACTTTTTGGGTGAACGATATAAATAGTGGAGTAAAACAATTGGTCTTACAGAACCTTGACCAGCCTGGCAATTCGCTTGACGAGGAAAATCTTTTAAATAGATATATAGAATTATCTATTGGCGCTTCACAGGGTTTATCTGGAAAATCAACTCCAGAAGACCCACGCTCGCCAATGGGCAAGACAATTGCCTTGCTTCAACAGGCAAATCAAAGAATTGAGGATTATATAACAGAATTTGCTACCTCTGTGCCGGAATTGGCAAATCTGAATTTTTCTTTATTATCCCAATATTCAAATGAGGAAATAAAATATCATATTGAGCAAAATGGCGAATTGGTAACTAAATCAATTGATAAAAATTTATTAACAAAAGATATTTATTGGTATTCTAAAAAACGCTCTTTAACCTTGTCGCCCGAATTTTCAATGCAAAGAATTGGCGGTCTATTTCAATTGTATATGCAAATGTATAAATTGATAATGATGGGCGATGAAAAAGTTATTGATTTATGGAATAGAATGGTTAAAGTTTCAGGTGAGCCAGATAGTGAAAAATTAATGGTTAAGCCAAAGTCAAATGTTCCAATAAATCAACAAGGTCAAAATATTATGGCGCTATTACAAGGTCAAGCACAGCAACCTATGCCAGGAGCAGTAACGCCAGGGCAAGTTAGGACTTGACATTGTTTGTTTTTTAATGTATAATTTTATTATGGTTTTTTAGTATAATTTTATTATGGTTAAATATACCAAAAAAGATATAGAAAAATTAGTCCAGCAAAAGGAATTAGTAAAAAAATATATAGATGCTTTATCTAAATTCCAATCGGATAAAATAGAAGATTATAAACAAGGCGTCTTAACCTTTATTGATAATACTATTAAAGCATATCAGAATAGAATTGATTATGTTTTAAGTGAAAATATAGTTGATGCATCTGATATTGTTCTGGCAAATCTGAAAATGTATTACGGCGCCGTTTTTGTCTTAAAGGACTTAAAAGAGCATATTAATAAGTCGCAGGACTTATTAGAAGAGGCAAAAGCCAAATTATCGGAATTATCAGCCAAGATAGATACAGCAAAAGAAAATACAATTGAAGAGGAGGAATAATGATTACAGAAGAAAATAAAGATAACGAGCAGGATAATAACACACTGGCTAATGAGCAGGATAAAAAGCAAGATAGCAAAACAGATAATCAGGAAGAGATAATAAAATTAAGGGAAGAAAAAGCGAAACTTGAAGGGCAGTTAGAGGCAGCTAAATCTTTTTTAAGTCAAAAAGATACAACGCCTCAACAGGCACAGCAGAGTTGGACTGAAGAACAATGGCAGGAGTTTACTGAAAAAACAGGAATGACTAAAGAGCAGTTAATGGTCATTGATAATATTTTTAAAATTAAAGAACAAGAGTGGGAAAAGAAATTAAAGGAAACAGAAAATAAGGCTCTTGAAGCGCATAAAAAACTTGAGGAATTTGAAAAGAAATCAAATTATGAAAAAGAAATTTATAATTACTTCAAAAGTAAACCTGCTTTTTTGAGATATGAAAAAGATATACAGGATTTTCTTAATGACTATCCAGAAGAAGTTAAGAAAGACCCTGTAAAATTAAAATCATTGCTTGCTAAAGCTGAAACATATGTTAAAGGAAAAGTGGGAGATAAGATGACAGATAAATCATACTCAAGCCAGAAATTTAATAAAGGAGAAGAAAGAGAAGAAGTTGATGAACTTGAAGTTGATACAAGCGATATGCGTGACTTTGAGAGATTAACAATTGAAAGAAAAGTTAATAAATTAAAAAATGAAAACTTAAAAGTATTAGATGATTATAAAAGATATGGCAATGGAATTGAAATAAGTTGTAAAGATGATTTAAAGGAATTGCAAAAAGGAAAATAGGTTGCCTATTGACAAAGGTTTAAAAATATGCTAAAAAATTATGGTGATGCTCCAGGACAGATACCAGAAAAGAAGTTGTTCTCTGAATGCCAAGATGCATTCCCAAGTGAGACAAAAGGCGATGGATTATTAAGAAAGAATAATATTAGAACAGGAGCATTACAGGGACCAGGTTCTTTTAAGCGAAAAGTAAAATGTCAGATATGTGGTCATCTTGTTGATATTCAAAAAGTTGACCATAGCGGCGGTTCTGATGATGGCAACGGCGCTGGCGGTAAAATAACCGTAACGACTAATGACATTAAAGATAAAGATGGTAATGTTATAGGAACTGAATATGTTCCTGACCAAAAATATAGCAAGAATGCTGGTTGTCCTCTTTGTTTTAGTAAACACTCATCCAAGATAAAAATTCAAGACATACCCTCCGTAGAAACCAAAAATACACCAAAATTATAAACATTCAAGAGTTACTTCATCCAAGATTTTAAATTTTAGAATTAAGGAGTTTTATATGGCTGAAGTAGTTCAATCATTAAAGTCAAGGTTAATCAGAATGCCTATTTATGGCGGTGGAGCGGATATATTTCCTGGCTCTTTTGTTATGCCTGGCGTAACTGCCGAAACAGATGATGGCGTTCTTATAAAAAATACTGCGGCTTCAAATGCTGATGTGGTTGGTATTCTTGCAGAACTTCACGATTATTCGGAAACAGGCGATGCGCTTGTAGATGGTTCTGTTAGTTGGTTCGCACCTGCTGGCGGAAATGATTTAGCATATCCGTCAAGATTAGTTGAGATTTGCGATGCCCATACGATAGTCAGAATAGAGCAGGATTTAACTTCAAAAATTGCTGTTGCTGGATATAATGCTGGAACGAAAACCGTAACTATAACTTCCCTTGAGGATAATATAGATACTGGCTTTTTATATGTTGCCTCTGGCGCTGGCGCTGGGCAGATAGAGTTTATAAATACTTCTGCTTCTGGCTCTTGCACTATTCCAACAGCATTTTCAACGGCAATAGATAACACTTCTTATGTCTGCAAAATATTGCCGTTATTTCATCAGGCAATAGTTTGGACTGCGCCTTCGGCGACGGCAGGAACAAAAGTTGGAACGACTGCCGCAGTTGGAACTGGAAGGTGCAATATTCTGGCAAGATATATCAAGAGAAATGGGCTTGATGAAATGCTTGACCCGAATAATCACGGTGGATTGACAGGGCTTAATAGCCTTTCTCAATTCAGCATTTACTATTTATTGCAGTTAGTTAATACTGCGCTTCATCCAATAGATTAACCAGCAAGATATAACTTCTCAAGATTATAAATTTATTATTTAAAAGGAGTATAATATGGCTACAATAGGCGTAGGAAATTGGGGCTCAGTTGTTCAGAAAGATTTAAGTCTTATATTCTTAAAAAAATATAAGGACTTTAAATCAATGCTTCCGTATATATTTCAGTTCAAAGATGCGGAACAGGGAACTGAATATGACCTTGAGACAGGCGATATAGGTGAGTTTGAGGAGTTTAATGGCGAGGTTCAATATTCAGATTGGAAAGAGGGCTATAAAAAGTCAGTAACCGAAGTTGAATATTCTAAAGGTCTTAAGTTTACGAGAAGGTTTTTGAGAAATGACCTTTATGGAGTAGCGGAAGCGGCAGTGAGGAGATTAGCCGAAGCTGCAAGAGCAAAAAGGGAAATACTTGGCGCACAGGTATTTAATAATGCTTTTACTACCTTTACGGTTGGCGATGGCAACCCTCTTTGTTATTCCGCCCATACCTCTAAAGTTGGCGGGTCTAATCAAAGTAATACTGGTTCATTGGCTTTCTCCGCGGCAAATCTATTTACCGTCCAGAATTATTTTAAGAAATTTAAGACCAATGCCGACCAGATAATGTGGAATATTCCAGATACGATAATTGCCCCTATGGACCTTGAACAGGATATTTATGAAGTTATCAAATCAGCTGGAAAAGTTGATACTGACTTCAATAATAGAAACTATCTAAAAGGTAGATATAATGCTATTATATGGGATAACTTTTTAACATCAACTTCCGCTTGGTTCTTGGTAAATAGCGAGATGATGAAAGACCATTTAATATTTAGAGAATGGGAGCCGGTTCAGTTCTATAGAAGCGGTGAATTTGATACTATGGTTCTTAAATTAGCTGGATATTTCTCTTGTGCTGTCTCTACGGTAGAGTGGAGATGGGTATACGGGAATAATCCGAGCTAATAATTATATTATCTATCAGGAGGATATAAATGACAAGACAAGATAACAAACCATTGTTAACCCCACAGGAAATAGAACAAAAGAAGCGTGATATTCAGGAATTAAAGGAATTGCAAAACGCTTCTAAAGAGTTCGGAACTAATGACTTCACAACTGTGGAACTTGACGAAATAAGCATAGATAGGGCTAAAATAAGAGAACAAATAAAGACACTTGAAAAGCAACTTGAAGAGCATTCGCCTCAAAAAGTTACTGACCCTGCTAAAAGAGATAAGATAAAGAAAAGAAGGGAAGAACTTGAGAAAATATTTATGCCTTATCTTGAAACCAGACGAGAATTACATATATACGATAGGTCTGACCCCGAATTTACTACAGCGGTAAGAAAAGCAACTGAAAGGTTAAGTAATACTAAAATAGAGGCTGCTATTCAGGAATGGAAAAGATTAGGAAGATTGCTTGAACCTGACGACCCGTTTATATCAGACCTTAATTATATCCGAAAAGATAGATAATATTTAAAGATTATCTTATATTCGGAGGTTATTATGAAGTTTATTAAAATAGCCATTGTTATATCTATATTAGCAATTGTAATGGATTTTGGCTATCAAGTTGTTGCTGAAAAGGGCGATTATGCGACTTTGGGGTATAATATGTCAGGCAAATATAGTTTCTGGCGTGTCAATTCAAGTGGCGACTTTATACCTGGAGCGGCAAGCACTTATAAGATAGGAAATGCTACTTATAAGGTTGCTTCTGTATATACTGACTATGTGTCAATGACTGGGGCAATAAAACTTTATTCAAAAACAAAAACGGAAATTGCTGCTATCACTCCAGCATCTGTCGGTGAAATTTATTATTGTAGCAATTGTTCAGTTCCTGTTTGCATCTCCACAGGAACAGACGCTGGTGATTTTTCAGCAATAACTTCATCTACAACTGCTTGCTCATAAGAGGATAATTTATGAGAAAAATAATAATAATATTCATAGGCATAATTGCTTTATATGGCGTTATTAAATCAGCACCAAGACAGGATTATTCGGTTACAAAGACATATATAAATAATGGAAATACAAGAGTTCCTTTTAGTGTTTCTGTTGCCTCAACTTCTTGGACCGCTGTTTTATCAACTCAAGATACAAGACGATATTCTATAATAGAAACCACTTCTACTGCTTTGCCTGGCTTTATTTGTTTATCTACGACTACAACTTCAGGAACTACTTGCACTAATTCAAGTAATGGACAGAAATTAGGACTTGTTAAATATTATATTGAGGACTATAATGAAGCGCCTATATATGCCAGATTACAGGATGGAATTGCTGGAAGTGTTTATATTGTAGGCGAAATTCAATACGATAGTAAAGATTAAAAGGAGATTATAATGAGTCCATTTCGCAGTAAAAAGCAAATGCGATTTTTCGCAGTTCAGGAAAAGAAAGGTAAATTGCCAAAAGGAACGACTGAACGATGGCTAAAACATACCAAGAGATTTAAGAGTTTGCCTGAAAAAGCGAAACGAAAAAAGAGGTAATTATGACCAGAAAAATATCTTTATTGGCTTTTTTTTTTAAGTTTATTCCTTCCTAATGTCTACTCATTAACATTATCCGAAATAAGAAATCAAGTAAGGGTCCTAATAAATGACACGGTTACAGCAAGGCAAAGGTTTTCAGATAGTCAATTAAATCAATTTATAAATGAAGGACAAAAATTATGGGATATTACTACGCTTTGCAACCTAAAGCAATATTCATTTGAATTAGAAACAAATACAACTTATTATCAATTGCCAGATGATTTTCTATCAATAAGACGGGTTACAAGGGATTATTATGTTTTAACTGAATTATCGGTTGCTGCATTGGATAGCAGGGGAAGTGAATGGGAAGTTCAAAGCGGACTTCCAACTTATTATTTTATAAATTTTTCAACAAGAGGAGTTATTGGATTTGCCCCATTTCCAGAGACCTCATCTGATACAGGAACTATTAGAATTGATTATTATTCTTATTCAACTGATTTATCTAATGATACTGATAAACCTTTTGATGGTTATAAAGAATTTGAAGCATATTCTTATGCATTGGTTTATTATGCGGCTTATAAATGCTCTTTAATAGATGAAAGGGATAACCTTGCTAATGTATTCATATCGCAATATCAAGCGATAATGACAATAGGTAAAAATCAATGTATAAATATGCCTAATTACGCACCTTCACTCGTAGGGAGTAAAAAATGAAATTATTGCCAATATTTTTATTTGCGATAAATGTTTTTTCTCAAACTCCTACAAAAGACGAAAAGGTATTCCAATATCCTGATTTTGGTAAATGTGGTTTGGTTACCAGATATGCTTCTAATAAAATAAATCTTGAATGCCTTACCGATATTAAGAATATAGTATTTGACGAAGATGCTTCTATTTTAAGACGAAATGGGTATTCTAAATATAATTCATCCCCTTGTGGCGATGGCAAGAAAATAAGGGGGATGTGGACATTTAACGCTACCGATAATCAAAAATATATGGTATTTTTAGCAAGCCAGACACTTTATTATTCAAAAGGCGATGGGCAATGCACTGCTATTATATCAGGGCTAAATGCTACTAATGATATGCAATGCGTTCAATCATTAGGCAAATTATGGTGTGTTAATGGCGTTGATAATAATTTCTATTGGGACGGAACATCTACAGGAACATTTACTTTACCTTCAAATGCTAAACCGACTTTAATTGATACTTTTGCTAATAGGTTAATTGTTGGCAATATATCTGGCGAGTTATCAAGAATAAGATTATCTGGCGAAGGAAATGGAACTGATTGGACATTAGAAATACCTGGATATTCAACATCGCCGGCAAGTATAGATATATCTGGAACTAATGATGGTAAAAGAATAACCTGCTTAATGGGAACTTATCAAGGCGCTTATTTAATAGGCAGGGAAGATGATTTATATGCTTTATATGGTTATGATAGGCGTAATTTCAGTTTGGTTAAATTATCCAATGAAATTGGATGTATAGACCAAAATAGCGTAAAAGAAAAGAATAATGCTTTATATTGGCTATCTAAAAGGGGAATAGAAAGAATGTCTGGAACTTCTATTGAAAGGGTTTCTGACCCTATTAGACCAAATGTTGATGAGATTATTAAATCTGCGGGCAATAAAAGGACTAAAACTTATGACACGCAGTCGGAATGGGAAGCGGGATTGACTAATGGCGAATGGACTTCAACTACCATAGACCCTGGTAATGTTGTCCCCTCTACTTGGTCAAAGACAGATACTACGGCTGTTGATTTTGGATATGGAACTTTGGTTAATGTGTCAACTACTATAATTGATGGAAGTTTAATATTGAGTTATAATATGAATTTATTAGACAACTTTGATGATGGTAATTATACGAATAATCCCACTTGGAATATTCTTAATGGTGGTTCATATAATCCCTGGTCAGTTTCTAATTATGCCGTTAATTTTCAACTTAATCAAACGGGAGTATATGGTGGTTATCTATATACTTCCACATCAACTTTAACAATGGGAAAGTGGTCTTTTAAACTTACTCATTACAGACACGCAGATAATGTTATGACTTATAGTAGGTTATATTTTATATCAAAAGGTAATGATGTTTCTTTTCAAGAGGGGGTAAATTATTTAAACCAATATGCTAATACTGATGGATATTTATTAGACATCCAATCAAAACAGTATGAACTTAATACTTATATTATATCACTTAAAAAAGTAGCGAGTAGAACACCAACAACATTATTAACTTTTCAAACAACAAAAGATAATATGGATAGTAATTTATGGTATATTGAACGAGACAGGAATGGGAAATTTACTATAACATTAGGGACTATAACACAAAGTGTTACTGATACCACTTATAATGAGAGTAATTATATTTTACTATATTGTGTTGTTTCTGGATATCCTCAAGATTATATTACTTTTGATAGTATTTATACACCAATGTATTATTTTTCAGGCACATTTACTTCTCAAGTTTTTAACACAGGTATTCCAACACCTGTAGGCGGTCCTTTTGATGTTACATATTCAACTCCAGCAGAGACGCAGATTGACTATTTTGTCAGATATGCAAGTTCACCTTATGGGACCTGGTCAGATTGGACAGCAACTTCGGATACTTTAAGAATTGTAGCGCCTAAACAATATTGGCAGTATAAAGCAAATTTTTATACCAATTATAGCACGGTTACGCCACAAATAGACGATGTTACGCTTAATGCGACCTCAACAGGATATTATATCCCTGATTGCATAGAAACTACAGGGGTAACTTCTTGGGGCAATTATAGACCAACTTATAATTTAAATGGCAATGCCACATTAAAATATTATGTTACTTCTGGCAATTCCTGTAATCAGGTAACAAGGTCAACTGCTTCCTGGACAGAGCAATCGCCAAATATTAAAATAGCAGTTGACACTGCACCATATTTGGGGACTAAAATTGAATTTACCCCAACATCAACAACGGAAACAATAAAATTAGATGCTTTAACTTTGGAATGGAACGAAGGCGAGCAAAGACCACCTGTAGCAAGTTCGGTTTATAGGGATAGATATTGGCTATTCTATACAACAAATACCGCTACAGAGGCACATAATGATAGCGTTCTGGTCCTTGATAGTAATGATAAATGGACTTTATTTGACGATATCAACGCCTACTCTGCGGTTATTTATAATAGGGAATTATATACGGGAGATAGTCAGGATACGGGTTATATTTACAAGCAAGATGTAGGGTTAGACGATAATGGAAATTCGTTTGATTATAAATTGATTACCAATGATAATGATTTTGGCAATCCGTATTCTAAAAAGATATTGAAGCGTGTCTATTTAGTCCTGAAATCAGAAGAAATAAGTGGACAAAATATTGATTTAAGTGTAAAATATTATATAGATGGTTCAACTACTGCTTATAGTATGGGAACGGTTGGATTAAGTGAGGCAAAAGAAAAAGGTTATTTTGTAGCAAAATTTTTCCCATCTGTAGCAACTGCTACTGCTTTTCATTGGATTAAATTTGAAATAGCCAATAATCAAGGAAAGCAGGGACCAATACATTTATATAATATTCTTGCAGTTTATCGTGAAATAGGATGGGATTAAAGGAGGAAATATGCCCAATGGAACAGGAAGCCCAAGCGGTTTACCAAACTTACCTACATTGAATATTGATTATAGCAAGTTGACAAATCTTGCACCAACAACGAGTAATATATTAGATTTAATCAGGCAAAGCACCTCGCAGACAATGTCAAGCATTCTGCCTTATATTCAGCAACAGGTTTCTACAGAGGGTCAATATATTCAACCGCAATTAGAAGCGATAAGACAAACAGGAGAACAACAGGCGGCAATAGCCCAAAGTGAAGCAGGAGCAAGGGGATTAAGAGGTAGCGATATAGAAGCCGCTGGTATGCTTGGAGCAAGATTAGGAGCATTGCAACAGGAAGCGCAGGTAAGGGGAGCATTAGCGCAAAAGCAAGCAGAGACAATGGCACAAGCGTTAATGCAAGCGTGGGGCGTAGATGTCCAGGCTAATCAACAGATGTATTTAAATTTAGCACAAGCATTAGGTCAGCAATTGGCAATGCAGGAAGAAGAGAGAATGTTAAAAGAACAATTAAAAGCAATGAAGTCAGCTGCAAAGACAAGTATGTGGGGGAATATATTCGGCGGAATAATAAGTGGAGTAGGGAGTATATTAGGGAAATGATAAATACCATAAGGAGGATTTATGCCAGAATTTATACCAAGACCGAGAAGGTTTGAAGATATAGCGATGGAAGCGATAAGAACTAAATATGGCGGAATTACATCAGGAGCATTGTCCGCTATTCAAGGTTTATCACAAGGTATTGGCGGGATGATAGAAAAGAAACAAAAACAGAAAGAGTGGGAAAAATATACTATACCAATAAATGATGAATTTTTAGGAACATTACCCGATGAATTAAAGACCAAATTATCGCCATTAAAAGGGAAAAGTATACCTATTTCTGATTTTTTAAGTTTAGCAACTAAAAAAGAGCCAGAACAGAAATTTACAGCAACAGAAGAACTTAAAAAAATATATCCATTTTTAGAAGTGGGAAAAGAATATATTGCGTCCGATATAGAAAAATTAGGGAAAGTATATTATCAAGCGACAAAACCAACTCCAACGCTAATAACATTATCTCCAGAAGAACAAAAAAAATGGGGAGTTTCCCAGATGACTGTGGATGAATATACTAAAGTTAAAGGATTAGATATAAAAGATAAATATTATTCTAAAATAAGCCAAATGGCACAGCAAAAAGCAGGCGAAGTTCCAAAAGAAATAGCAGGAATAATAGATGATGTTATGAAAATGGGATTAAATATTCAGAATATTGTTAGTGGAATAGATGTTGATGATGAAGAAAATGTTAATTATATCAATCAGCAAATTGAAAATTATAATAACTATGCTAAACAAATAAATGCAAGCAATTCTAAATTAAAGTTTGAAATATTAGAACCAATTAAAAAGGGAAACGAAGGAGATAAAGAAAAGATTTATACTAAAATTTCAAACTTTTTAAAATCATTAAAAAGTAGTATTTTACCAAAAAAAGAAGAAACTACCAAGAAAACAAAAGAAAAAATTACTCAAGACGAGTTTAATCAATTAAAAGCAATGGGAACTTCAGAAAAAGAAATTTTAGATAAATATGAAGTAATAAAATGACTATAGAAGAAAAATTAGCACAAATAAGAGAACAAAAAAAGCAAAAATTAACAATTGAAGAAAAACTATCTTTAATTAGAAAACAAAAATTACAAGAACCAACAAAACCTATTATTCCTCAAAAACCTGATATTACTTTACAAACGACACCTAATATTCCAACAAAAGAACCAACCATAGGCGCTTATCAGCCACCGCCAACAAGACCAGAATTTGAAGTGGCAACAAGAGGAACTGCTACTGCAACAGAAATAAAACCACCTGCTTATGAGCCATCTTCACAAGAAATAAACAGATTTCAAATAGTTTCTAATTTAGCAAAAGAATATGGAGTAAGCCACGAGGAAGTAGAAAAGAATTTTAATGAATATACTACCAGATACTTACAAGAAAGAGGTATTCCAACAGCAGGTAAAGATATTCCAGCCAAAGCATTACAGGCAGGAATGATGGGTGCTTTTGTTTATACTGGTGGAGAAGCGGTAGCAGCAGGAAGGTTAATCCCGTTTTTGGCAGAAGCAGGTAAGCAAACAGCAGTATTTATGGGATTAGATAAATTGTTTAATGTAGATAGCATTATCCCAAAATCAAGCCCAGATTGGGTTAGAGATAGTTTTAATTTGGCAGATTTTATTATAAAAGCGGCAATTAGCAATAAAATAGTCAGAAGTTTTGATGATATTAGCGGTGTAAAAATGTATATAAAAGATTTGTTTAAGCGAAAGAAAATACCAATAAAAGAGACAGAAGCAGAAAATGTTATAAATGAAGCAATAAATAAATCGGCAAAAGAAGGAGTTGTCCCACCGCCAGAAGTAAAACCAGAAGCCAAGCCAGAAGTTGCTAAACCAGAAGTTAAACCAATAGAGCCACAATGGAGTATTGGCGAAGAACGACCATTTTCTTTTGACCCAAATTCAACTAAAAATGAAGGTAGATTTAGATTATATCCACCAGAAAAAGTAGAAGGATATTTTAGACGAAAATCAACTACGCCAGGAGTATCCTATATAGTTGGTAAAGATAAGGAAACGGGCAAAGAAGTTATTCAAGCAATAAGATTTGATAAAAATATAATGCCAGAAGAAAAAGCACAAAAATGGTGGGAAGCAAATAAAAATAGATTTGAATTTTATAAAGGGATAAAAGAGCCACCTACCGAAGGAATTGGCGAAAAACCAACGGAAATGCCAGGCAAGAGAAAAAGAGGGTTTATTGAAACCGTTGAAACATCAAAAGTAACGCCAGAAGGATTAAAAGAAAAAGTTCAGGATATTAAGCCGCAGGATTATACACAACTGCCTAATAAAGAAGTATTAAAGCAAGCAGATAAAATAATAAAAGAAAAAGGAGCGGATAAAGCAATAGAAGACGCTTTAGCAGAACCATCAACTCCAGTTAATATGGCAGTTGGAATTAGGTTAATGAAGAAATATGAAGCAATTGGAGATTATGATAAAGTAGTGGATTTAATAGATAAATTTGATAATAAATTTAGGAAAGCAGGTAGAGAAATTCAACTTGCTACTTTATGGAATAGATTATCACCCAGAGGATTTGTAAATAGTATAGATAAAACAGTTAATAAAATGGGAGTTAAATTAGAACCAGAATTAAAAGATATGCTAACTAAAGGGATGCTGAAAATAGGTAAAATGCCAGATGGTGAAGAAAAGACAAAAGCGACATTGGAATTATTAAATTCGGTATATGATAAACTTCCTTTAAGAGCAAAATTAAAAACTTGGTTTGAGGGATACCGATATAATAATATGCTATCTAATCCACTAACGCACGAAAGAAATTTAACAGGAAATTTAGGTCAAGCAATTATGACAAAACCTTTAGATATGATTGGAGAATGGGAATATGATATGTTTAGACATCTCTTTAATCCAATAGCCAGAGATATTAAGTTAATGGATATACCAAAATATTATCAAAGCATCGCTAAAACAATACCAGAAGCGTCAACAGCGTTTTTAGAAGCATTTAGAAGTGGAAATATTTCAACTAAAATAATTGATAGACCAGTAACAGGACAAGATTATTTAACAGAAATGATGAGGGCTAAAATGCCATTTGCTTTTAGAGTAATTCCAAATCTTATGGAAGCATCGGATAAATTTTTTAGTGTTTTAATTGCTTCTGGCGAAAAAGCATGGCTAATGAGAAAAGGAATAGCAGAAGATAAAGCGGAAGAATTAGCAAAGAAAACTGCTGAAAAATTGCTTTTTAGGGAAAAATTAGGAACTGATATTAAAGATGAACCAGTTTTTGTTAGAGCATTAGACGAATTAGGTAAAATGATATTAGAATTAAGAAGGAAACCTGTTATTGGTCCTGTGGCAAGTTTCTTTGCTCCATTTGTTACTACGCCTATAAATATAGCAAAATTAGGAATAGAAAGAAGTCCATTAGGGTTTATTGGCGGTAAATATAGTAAAGAGCAAATAGGACACGCTTTAATGGGTAGTCAATTGTTTGTATTAGGCGCTAAATTGGCTTCAGAAGGTAAAGTAACCTGGCTACCGCCTATAGACGATAAAGAAAAACAAGCATTTTATAATTCTGGCAGAAGACCAATGTCAGTTGAAATAAATGGGCATTGGATACCTATGTGGTATTTTGGACCTTATGCTATATCCTTAATAATGCCAGAAGCATTACATTATTATATGAAAGAGCAAAAAAAAGCATTAGCAGATAGTGAAATAGGAGTTATTTCTAAAGCAGTTATATCTTCTATTAGGTTAATAACAGAGCAAACTCCATTGTCTGGAATAAAGGATTTTATGGACGCTATTAGCGGTAGAATTAGTATAACTGAAAACTTTGGTAATACATTAGCATATCCATTAGGGCAAATGATACCATTTGAAGGGCTTATTAGATATGTTAATAATATATACGACCCGGTGTATAGAAAATCAACAACTTTTTCTCAAGAAATGAAAAAGAACTTGCCATTTGCTACGGAGAATTTGCCTTATTATGAAAAATTGCCGGGATTAAAAGCCAAAAGACCGCCTTCAGCATTATATTTGCCATATCAAACAGGGAAAATGGATAAAATAGCGGATATTCAATATAAAATATTAGTTAAAGAAGCACAGCAAAGATATTTAGAATATCATTTAAAAAGAAAAGGAAAGGTAATAAAATGAAAATCTTATTCATATCCAAGTCAGGCGATGCATTAGATTTAGCATATAGGTTATATAAAGAAGGTAATTTTATTAGGTTCTATATTGAAGAAAAAGAAGAACGCCAGCAATATGATGGGTTTCCTATTGAAAAAGTCAATAACTATATCCCATCTATTCAATGGGCTGATTTGATTATATTTGATACTAACGATTTAGAAACAGAAAAACGACTTGCTAAAAACAGCAAAAAACCTGTATTTGGCATTGCTTATAAGAATAGAATTAGTATATTAGGCAAGACATTTAATGGTTATGAATTTGGTGAGCAATTAGAGCAGGACAGAAAATTTGGACATAAGTTATTTGAGCATTTTGGAATAGGCAAAAGATTTGAAATGGTTGAGTTTAACAATATAGATAAAGCAATAGATTATTTAAATAATCATAATGGACCCTATGTTATTAAGCCAGAAAGCAAGCAACCAATAGATAGTTCTTTAACTTTAATTGGCGAAATGGAAGATAATAGGGATACCATAATCTATCTGGAAGGATTAAAATTAAGAAAAGAAATAGGAATAATAAACAAGATAGAATTAGAGAAAAGAATTTTAGGTTGTTGCGAGATTGCTTGTGGCGGATTTTTTAATGGCAAAGATTGGCTTGCTTTGGATATAAATTTTGAGCATAAGAAATTTGCTACAGGTAATAAAAATAATATAGAAGGACAGGGATTTAGCACGGGAGAAATGGGGACCATAATTAAAAAAGTTGGCAAGGATAATAAACTATTCAGGGAAACATTATATAAAATGACAGATTGGCTAAAAGAAGTGGATTTCAGGGGAAATTTGGATATAAATACTATCATAGATAAAAATGGTGATATATATCCATTGGAATTTACTCCCCGCTGTGGTTATCCAAGTATATATATAGAGCAAGAACTTCATAAAACAAGATGGACTGATTTCTTATACACTATTGCCAGCGGTGAGGATTTAGAAGTTGAGTTCTATGATGAATGGGCTATTGGAGCGGTCTTATTAGGCGAAGGATTTCCAACAGATGAAGCAAAAGAAAGGATGAAATATATCCCTGTTATATACGATGAGGAGATAAAGGATAATTTACACTTTTGCGAAGTTATAAAAAATGGTGATGATATATTAACCATTGGCGCTTATGTTCTGGTAGCAACAGCCAAAGGTAAGACAATTGAAAATGCGAAATATAATTTATATAATAATGTTTTAACCAAAGTTTATGTTCCAAAAAGTTATTATAGAACCGATATTTCAGATAGAGTAGTAAAGCAATTAGAAGATTATTCGTTTTTAAAAGAATATTTATGAAAAAATTATTATTAAAGTTAACATTAGTTAACCTTTTAACATTGATTAACCTTTTTGCTTTGGATATTAAAGCACCTTATTATATTAAAGATAGCCAAAAAGACATAAGCGGTATTAACCAGAATTTTAGGTTCTTACAAAATAATACAGATATGCTATCACAAGGGGATGTCCCACCAGAATATCAGCAATGTATATTAAATCCTTTGTTTTGTGTTAATAGTTATAGCAATTATGTAATGATAACTAATGGAAATTTAATATTTTCAACAACAACAGGTTCGCACGGAATTATATTTCAAGATGGGACTTCAATGACAAGTGCTGGAAGTGGTTCAATAGCAATAGAAGTTAATACTAATCAATTTTTTGGAAATGGAAGTTTGACAAATCCTTTAAATTTAATCGTTTCAAGCGTTACTTTACAAGGCAATACTTTTAATACTGCTAATAAATTGCTTAAATTAAATGATGGTGGATATGTTCCATCGGCTAATTTACAACTAACAGATAGCGATATTCCAGATAATATAACTGCAAGTAATTATGTCTTAAAAGCAGGCGATACAATGAGTGGAAATTTAAATATGGGTGGAAATAATATTTTGAATGCAACATATTATGGTGATGGGAGTAATTTATCAGGTATTCAAGATGTTAATTATTCTTTATTCTTATCAAGTAAACCAT